TGGAGTGAGGCGTTCGCCCTCGTCCCCTCTCTCCAGGTCGGCTACGTCTGGCACGCCGGTGTCCATGCCGCTGAGGTAGCCGGTGGTTTGGTCCGGATCGGCTTCGAGATTGTCGCCCAGGTGATCTGGGACAAGGGCCTCTTCGCGATGGGTCGCTCCTGGTACCACTGGGCGCACGAGCCCTGCTGGGCGGTCCGGAAGCCGGGCGTACCCAACCTCTTCGTGGGTGAACGGAACCAGGCCACGATCTGGCGGGCCCCCAGCCCGAAGATGATCATGGCGGGCTCGACCGAGGAGAAGTTCGATCACCCGGCCCAGAAGCCGGTCGTCCTCTTCGAGACCCCGATCCGCAACCACGCCGGCGATGTCTATGACCCCTTCCTCGGGTCTGGCACCGCACTCATCGCGGCCGAGACGTTGGGCCGGCGCTGCTTCGGGATGGAGATCGACCCGCGGTACGTTCAGGTCGCCATCGAGCGCTGGCAGGCATTCACTGGCCTGGAGGCCGTTCGTGTCGCCGCGTAGCCTGCCCGAGCAGGACCGCAGGAAGGTTCTCGACGCCCTCCGCGCCGCCGTCGATCGATCGACCGCCGCGGGGTACGTCGGGCTCGATATCGTCGCGTTCTCGTCCATGCTCGAGAAGGCGCCGGACCTACGCCTCGAGGTCGAGGGCGCGGAGGCGGCCGCTCGCGTCGCGAACATCGGCGCGATCGCCAAGGCGGCCAAGGGCGGCAACTGGCGCGCAGCCTCATTCCTGCTCGAGCGCACCCCGGCGCCGGTATCCCGCAGCTGCGGGGCGCACACGAAGAGCAAGGGCACGCCCTGCACGCTGGTGAGGGGCTGGCGGACCGATCACCCCGGCTCCGGCAACTGTCGGTGGCATGGCGGCAACTCCCCGAACGGCAAGAAGCACGCGGCCACCGAGCGCGCCAAGAGTGCCGCGGAGCTGCTCGGGATCCCACTCGGCAACGGGGATCCGTTCGATCTCCTGACGAGCGCCGTCCAGCATGCTCAGAGCCAGCTCGTCGGCAGCGCCGCGCTGGTTCGCGAAGCCCTCGAGGCTGAGGGGGCAGCGACGAACCAGCTCGATCTCGTGGCCGCGCTCGACTTCCAGACCGAGACCATCCGATCGGCGTTCCGCGGCGGCAAGGCGGTCGTCGACGCGAAGGTCGCCGACCGCGGCGCGGTCCTCGAGGACGCCGCGTTCGAGCTCCTGAAGGCATTCCTCGCCGAGCTGCTCGCGCGCGTTCCTGCGCCGGCTCGGCCGGAGATCGAGGTCTGGGCGTCGCATCGACTCCTCGAGCTGAGCGACAGCGCCCCGGTGGTGCACTGATTACGCTCGCCCTGCCGACGCTCGTTCAGCCGCGCACCAGAAACGTCTTCGCCCGGCTGGCGCGGAGCCTCGATCCGGACTCGGAGCAGGCGACCATCGAGCGTGAGCGCGAGGCGGCCTACGCCGACGTCGGGACCTTCGCCCGCCACGCCAAGATCCAGGACGCCGAGGGCGCGGAGATCGCATTCCGCGATGCCGGCTGGGGCTGGCAATTCCAGCTGCTGGCGCTCTGGGTGGCCAACCGCCTGTGCGTCGTGCTCAAGGCCCGCCAGCTCGGCGTGTCCTGGCTCGCGGCGATGTACGCGCTCTGGGTCGCCATCCGCCGGCCCGGCCAGTCGGTCCTGCTCATCAGCCGCAACCAGGCCGACGCCGAGAAACTGCTTGCCAAGGTCGCCTTCATCTACGAGCGCCTGCCCGCCTGGCGACCGCGGGCGATCGTCAACGCCCGTTCGATTCGCTTCCCTGCCCTGGGCAGCGAGATCGAGGCGCTGCCGGCGACCGAGAACGTCGGCCGGTCGCGCACCGCCCAGCTCGTCATCCTCGACGAGCACGCGCACCAGCCCTGGGCGCGGAAGATCTTCCTGGCGATCAAGGCCGTCGCCGAGAAGGGCCAGGTCCTCTCGATCAGCTCGGCCAACGGCCATGGCGCGCTCCACTCGCAGATCTACCTCGCGGCCAAGGCCTGCACGAACGGTTGGCGGGCGGTGTTCATCCCGTTCAACGCCCACCCCGATCGGCAGGACCCCGGGTGGATCGAGCGGGAGCGGGCCGAGCTCGAGCAGCTCGACGACGCCAAGTTTGCCCAGGAGTACCCGGCCAACGACATCGAGGCCATCGTCTCGACCGGCCGCCCCGTCTTCCGTCACCAGGACCTGACGCTCCAGGAGCTCGAGGCCGGCCATCCGGGTGAGCCCGGCGTGACGTACTACCGCGAGCCCGAGCCCAGCCACGTCTACGTCATCGGCGCCGACGTCGGCGAGGGCCTGACGACCTCGGACTGGAGCTCGGCGACGGTCCTCGAGCGCGACTCCGGGGAGCAGGTCGCTCAGCTCCGCGGACGCTGGACGCCCGACGTGTTCGCCACGAAGCTCGACGCCCTGGGCCGCCGGTTCGGGCGTCACGCCGAGCCCGCCAACGCGTACCCCGTCATCGTCGGCGTGGAGCGCAACAACCACGGTCACGCGGTGCTGCTGGCCCTCACGAAGCTCCATGCCGGCACAGCGCCCTATCGGATCTACCGGGCGCCCGACAAGCGCGTCGGCTGGCTCACCACGAGCGCGACGCGGCCGGTCCTCGTCGACCAGCTCGAGGAGGCGCTGCGCACGAAGGCGCTGGTGATCCGAGACGCGGGCACGGTCGACCAGATGAGCACCTTCGCCTACAGCGACGACGGCCGGCCGGAGGCGCAGGAGGGTTACCACGACGACGACGTCATGGCGGCCGGGATCGCAGTCCAGCTGCGCCGACGCGCGTTCGGCCGCGTCCTCGACGTTCGGCAGCCCGAGGCGGTGGCAGCATGACACGTCCGACGCTGACGCAGCTGTGGATCACCGAGGGGCCCGAGGGCGCCCGGATCCGGAAGGCCGACTCGATCAGCCAGCAGTTGCCCGACGATCCGTTCACGTACTCGAAGGACGCTGGCGAGGGCGGCCTGGTCCACCCTCTCTACGACCTGGACCAGCTCGCGGCCATGCTCGAGGGCAACACGCTCCACGCCCGCTGCGCCAAGCAGAAGGCGACCGACGTCGCCGGCCGCGGCTTCGAGCTCCGCGTGAAGGCCGACGTCGCCGGCGGCGGCGCCGCGGCCGACCAGGCGAAGTGGTCCACGTTCGTCGGGGCGGTCGAGGAAGACGAGCGCGGCGACGAGTCGTTCGCGCAGCGGATCACGCAGGCCCACCAGGACTTCGAGTCGATCGGCTGGGCGACGCTCGAGGTCGGCCGGACGACCGATCGCACGCCGGACGGTCTCTGGCACGTGCCGTCGCACACGATCCGGGCCCATGCCGACGGCCGCCGGTTCGCGCAGAAGCGCGGCGGCAAGGCGGTCTGGTTCAAGCGCTTCGGGATCGAGGGCACCGTCCACAAGGACACCGGTGCCTGGGACCCCCGGACGGTCGCGGGCGACTGGACCGGCAACGAGCTGATCGTGATCCGGAACTACACGCCGCGCTCGAGCTACTACGGCCTGCCCGATCACATCCCGGCTCTCTCCGCGATCGCCGGCTGGCGCGCGCAGGCCGAGTTCAACATCCGCTTCTTCGACAACAACGCCGTGCCCTCCTATGCCGTCATCGTCGAGGGCAGTGATGTGAGCCCCGAGTTCGAGGCGAAGATCCTCGACCACTTCCGGACGATCAAGGGCGACCCGCACCGAACCATCGTGATCCCGGTCCCGGGTGTCCCCGGCGACGAGGCGACCCAGGTCAAGGTGCGCTTCGAGAAGCTCTCGGTCGACGTGAAGGACGCGTCCTTCCGGCTCTACAAGCAGGACAACGCCCTCGAGATCTGCATCAGCCATGGCGTCCCGCCGTACCGCGTCGGCTGGCCGATCGTCGGGTCCCTCGGTGGATCCACGGCGCTCGAGATGACGAAGATCTACAACGACTCGATCGTCCAGCCGCGCCAGGAGCTCTGGGAGCAGCGGCTCGATCGCGCGCTGATCGGCGCGAAGGGTCTCGCGCTCACGACCGTCGAGCTCAAGGCGAAGCGCCTCGACTCCCGGGACATGGCCGCCGACATCACGGCCACCCAGGCCTTCTGGGAGATGGGCGTCATCACCAAGGGCGCGATCGCTAGGTTCTACAACCTCGCCGACCTGCCGCCCGAGATCGCCGCCGAGTACTACACCGCGCCGGCCCCGGCGGTCGCGCCCGGGCTCGGTGGGTTCGGCGGCCTTACCGCGATGGACGGCGGCCTGATCGCCAAGCGCTGGAACGCCGAGGTCCGCGAGCTCACCGAGCTGCGGAAGCGCCTCGAGGCGATCGTCGAAGGGCGGGCTGCCGCATGACCCTGCTGATCCGGGAGGGCACGGCCGACGTCCTGGTCCCGCTCGTCGACGAGCTGCTCCGGTTCGCCCGCGGCCGCCTGGCCAAGGCCGCGATGCCGTCGGCCATCGCCAGCCGCCAGAAGCTCTTCGCCAAGGCGCAGCCGGCCATGGCCGCGGAGCTCGTAGATCTCTTCGACGGGCTCCTGTCGCGGGCCGGCGTCCGCAAGGACGTGGCGTTCCCATTCGACCCCGAGACGGACGTCGATTGGGAGGACGAGAAGACCAGGCTCCGCGTCGTGCTTGAGCGCTGGTACGTCGTCATGGGTGACGCGGCCTACAGCGCACTTGGCGAGCAGCTCGGCATCGAGCTCACGTTCGACCTTGCGGCCGCGTCAACGAAGCGCGTGCGCCACCTGATCGGCGTCAACGTCACGAGCATCACCGACACGCTGCGCCAAGTGCTGCGTAACCGGGTCGAGGACGCGATCGCCCGGGGGTTGTCCGTCGAGCAGCTCGTGGCCGGGACCGATGCGGTCGGGGGGCTCCGCGAGCTCTTCGGTAACCGCGCAGAGACGATCGCCCTCACGGAGACAGCGACGGCGTACAACGCCTCTACGACGCTCGGCTACGCGGACTCCGGCCTGGTCGACGAGGTCGAGGTCTTCGACGGGCCCGAGTGCGGCTGGACCGAGCACGACGATCCGGATCTCGCCGACGGATCCACCCGGACGCTCGACGATGCCGACGAGTACCCGATCGCCCATCCGAACTGCCAGCGCGCGTTCGGGGCGGTGGTGGCCCGATGAGCGCCACCCCGGCCACCTTCGCCATGCCCGCCCGGATCGTCAAGAACGACGGCTCCCGGCAGATCGCCTATGGCGTCGTGCTCGAACCATGCACGGCGGAGACGACCCGTGACAGCCAGGGCGACTGGTACACGGCCGAGGACATCGAGCTCGCGGCTCACGGGTTCCTCGAGGCTGTCGCCAAGGGCGACGGCGGCGCCGACCTGATGCACCAGGACGACGGCGAGGGCCCGCTGGTCGGCTTCCCTGTCGAGAGCTTCATCGCCCCCGTGGACTTCGCCTGGGGGGACGGCGATCGCACCGAGATCGTCAAGGCGGGCTCGTGGGTCATGGGCGTCCACTACACGGACCCGGAGATCTGGGCGGGCGTGGTGAAGGGCGAGCTCGGCGCGTTCAGCGTCTGGGGCAAGGGCATGAGGGTCTTCTGAGATGACGCAGCGACTGACGGACCTCGAGATCACCCGGGTCTCCCTGGTCGACAAAGGGGCCAACGCGAGGCGTCTGGCCGTGCTCAAGCGAGACGAGGAGGGATCCATGACCGACCCGGCCGACGCGCCCGCTGGCGTGATCGCCTGGCTGCGCAAGGCTCTGGGCATCGATAGCGTGGTCAAGAGCGCCGTGCCGACCGCCGACGCCGCGATGCGCAGTCACCTCAGCGCCAAGACGCCCAGCGGTCACGGGTTGGGCGACATCGCGGTGGCGAACATGTCGATGGCCGCGATGGAGAAGAAGCACACGGCCGCGCACGCCGCGGGGGCCGACCACAGCCACACGGTGGCCAAGACGGCCACCTTCGCCGAGGTCGTCGCCGGGCAGGAGCTCACCGATGCCCTGTCCGACAGCTTCTACACGCTCCAGGACGTTCTCTGGTCCGTGGTCTACGCCTATGACGAGGCGGGCCAGGCCCTCACGCTCGAGGCCAAGACGGCGCTGGTCGCCCAGGACCTCGACGAGTTCAAGAGCTACCTGCTCGCCCAGATGGCCGGCACGGCCGTCGCCAAGGGCGACCAGGGATCAGCGGATCAGCGCCGCCTGGGCGCGATCGTCCGGAAGGTCGGCAAGAAGATCACCGCCTCTCGGCTCGTGCGGCTCAACGCCGCAGCCGAGGCGCTCAACAGCGTCCTCGCCGAGGTCGCAGATGTCGTGGCAAACGAAGCGGCCGATACGGCCGAGGAGGTCGATGTGGACAAGGCCGAGATGGTCGCAGCGTTCACCGAGGCGATGGAGCCGATCTCGAAGCGTCTTACGGCGCTCGAGGCGACGCCCGTCGTCAAGGTCGAGGTCGAGGCCGTCGCCAAGGACGAGGTGGATCCGGTGACGCTCGAGACGGTCGTCGCCGTGATCGAGAAGCTCGCCGATCGCCTCGCAGCGGTCGAGGGTTCGGGCGGCGTCCGCAAGAGCCTGGCCGGCCAGGACGGCGGGGTCGAGGTCAAGAAGGCCTCTGTCTTCGCCGGGATCATGTGAGATGACGATCGCAGCCCTCGGGGCCTCCGGCACGAGCTCGCCGGACGGCCTCGCCTACGACGCCAAGTCGAAGGTCGACGAGCTCGTCACGCAGAGCAACGCCGACGACGTCCTCTTGGGAGCGACCGCCGGCGCGGCCTCGGCATCGAAGGCCGTGATCCTCGACGCGAACAAGCAGGTCAGCGGGATCCGGCGCGTCGTCAACCTGGCGGCCGCCACGCAAGACCTGACAGCCGCCCAGAGCGGTCAGAGGTTCGTCGGCGCCGTCGACGCGGTCTTCACCCTGCCGTCGGCCGCGACTGCGACGAAGGGCGTCTCGTATGAGTTCGAGACCGGCGCGCTCAGCACCGGGACGGGCCTCTCGATCAGCCCGGCTGCCGCAGATCACATCCGTGGCAACGGCCTGACCTCGACCGATGACAAGGACCTCGTCAACACCGGGGCGACCGATCGCCTCGGCGACAGCGTCCGGATCTATTGCGACGGCGTCGACGGCTGGGTCATCGAGGCCGTCGTCGGCACCTGGGCCAAGCAGGCATAAGGCGCGGGCGACCGCGAGAAACAGGAGACACGTCACATGGCCGGTTCCCAGCGCACCCGCCCCTACCACGCCGGCGCCGCCGGCGCGACGTCCATCGCCGAGGCCGAGATCACGTTCTCGGCAGCCGCGGCGCGCCAGCTCATCTGCTCGCTGCCGGCCCTCTCGGTCGTCCTGCGGGCCTGGGTCGAGGTCCTGACGGCGTTCAACGCCGGGACGTCGAACCTGCTCACGGTCGGCTGGGGCGCGATCGCCGCAGCCACGGCCGACGACTACGTCGCGACCGTCGACGAGAGCCAGGCGAGCCTCGCCACGGCGACTGGGCCATTCGCAGCCGAGACGGCGGCCAAGGACGTGTACGTCTACTACACGCCGGGCGACGCGGCGGCCACGACCGGCAAGGCCCGGGAGTTCATCGAGTACGCCCGCCTCACGACCGAATAGCAGGCCACCAGAAAGG